TCAGGCTTCTACTGTTCGCATCAGGGTCGCCAGTTCGTCTTTGACTGACTGCACCTGCGGGCCGATAACCACCTGCAAATTATGCTGGTTTAACTGTACCACGCCGATAGCGCGGTTAGCCTTCAGGGCGTTGGTATCTACTTTAGACATATCTGCCACCGACAGACGCAGGCGGGTGATGCAGTTATCCAGAGAGGTAATGTTATCCGCACCGCCCAGCGCCGCCAGAATGGCAGGGGTGTTATAGCCGGATTTGCCAATCGTACCCGCAACCGCCTGTTCAACGCTGGTGGCCGCATCGGTATCACGACCCGGCGTTTTCAGGTTAAAACGGGTGATGGCGAAGCGGAAGATACCGTAGTACACCGCGAACCAGATCGCTGCTACTACGGGTACCAGATACCATTTGGTCGACAGGCCATGCAGGATGCCGAACACCACAAAGTCGATCACGTTGCCGTCGGTGTTGCCGATAGTCACACCCAGCACCGCCATCACGGTAAAGCCCAGACCGGTCAGCACAGCGTGGATGAGGTACAGCACCGGGGCAACGAACAGGAACAGGAATTCAATCGGTTCGGTGGTTCCGCCCACCACGCAGGCGATCACACCGGAGATCAGCAGGCCTTTAATTTTGTGACGGTTTTCCGGGCGAGCACAGTGGTACATCGCCAGGGCTGCGCCCGGCAGGCCACCGAGGAAGGCTGGCATTTTACCCTGGGACAGGAAGCGAGTGGCGCTCTCCGAGAAACCGTGGGTGGTCGGGCAGCTCAGCTGCGCCTGGAAAATGGTCAGCGCGCCGCTCACATCGTGACCGCACACCTCCATCGTACCGCCCGCTTCCGTGAAACGGATCAGTGCGACAAGAATATGCTGAAGTCCAAACGGCAGCAGCAGACGTTCACCGGTACCGAAGATCATCGGTCCAAAATCACCGGCACCGTTAATGATGCGGCCAATGCCGGTAATGCCCATGGCAAATACAGGCCAAATCAGCGGGATCACAAGGCCAAACAGACCCATCACCACAAGGGTGATAATGGGTACAAAACGGGTGCCACCAAAGAATGCCAGCGCGTCCGGCAGGCGGATATTGTGAAAACGCTCGTGCAGCATCCAGATGATCACACCCGCGATCACTGCGCCGAGGATCCCGGTATCAATAGACTGAATACCAATCACGCTCTGTATGTTGTTGGCCTTGAGTACTGCCGCATCGGTGGTCGGCAGGATGCCTTTGGCAGTGAGCCAAAAGTTGACCGCCAGGTTCATCACCGCATAGCCAACGAAACCGGCAAATGCCGCTACACCTTTGTTTTCCCGCGCCAGTCCCAGCGGGATAGCGATACAGAACATCACCGGCAGGAAGCTAAAGGCAAAGGAGCCGACCTTGCTCATCCAGATGAATCATGATTGAAGTGATATTGATATGCTAAATCAGATAGTTAAGGTTATGCGGTTTTTCTATGGGGCATCAGTGGGGCATTTTGAGTAAATGATGCGTTCAAAATGCCCACCTGGTCATGGTTATTCTCGGTCATCCATTTACCGTAAACCGTGAATAGCATTTGCGCTGACGAATGGCCCATCTGGTGCGCAACGAAATTTGGGTTCGCTCCGGCGACCAGTGCCCAGCACGCATATGTGTTTCTTGTTTCATAAGACCGTCTTTGCCGGACGCCTGCACGACGCAGGGCAGTGCGCCATGCTGAATTAATGGATCCGGGAACGTAGCACATCGTCTTCTTACCGTTCATTGAAGTAATGGACGGGGAGAATATAAAGGTGCATTCATCGGTTCTCTTTTTTTTGTATTCCCTTAGGCTGACGCTTACCTTGTGGGATGCCATCATTCTTGTCAGTGGCATTTGCGCTTTGAGGGCATCAATTGCTGGCTGGGTCAGCTGTATGGTTCGAATCCCGGCGTTGGTTTTTGGCAGGGTGAAGTTACCCTTCAGGGAATAGTTCCGTGACACCGTAACAGTCCAGTTAACAGTATCCACATCCTCCCAGGCTAACGCGCTTAGTTCGCCATGCCTGACGCCTGTATTTACCGCAAAGATAACCATATTCTGAAACTGTAGCGTTGGGCAGGCCGCAACCACTCGCTGATACTCGCTAGAAGTAAGAGGATCTGGAACGGGCCTTTCTTTTGCGAGCGGGGTAATTCCTGACATCAGATCGGTTTTCAGGTAGCCACTTTTGAAAGCAAAGCCCAGCATCCCGCCAAGACATGCCATATAGCTATTGACTGTAGGAACGCTTCTTCCTTTTTTTGGTGGATGATTTAGACCATGCCTTGTCTTCTGCCAGCCGTTCAGTAGCTCCTTCCTGGCACTAAGGATATCTTCAGTGTTCAGGCTGCCGATGTATCTGTTCTCACCAATTGTTTCGATAGTGGTTGTGAGGTGGCAATCGTAACGCCTCAGCGTCCCGAGGCTAAGCTCCATCTCCTTAAGCCCAAGCCATTTCGATTTCAGTTCAAGTAGTGAGATTTGCTTTCTGACGGTACTGAATTTCTCTGAGTTCGATGAATCCGGGAATTGTGAGGCATAATTGAATGCGCCTGTCTTTATCGCAAAGCAGACCGAAGCCCGAAGCTCACCTGCCATTTTCCTGTTTTTCGGCGTGTCAGGAACGCCGAGATTTTCCCTGACACGCTTCCCCTGATATATGAACCATATGCGTAACGATTCTCCATGAACCTCTACGCCTGTTGGGTATGCTGCCATAATCATTCCTCGTTTGATGTGCCAAAGGACATTTAAGCAGATATTCTCCGGCGTTTCGCTGGGCTTTGGTGCTCGATCCAGTGGTTTATCTCATCACGGTTATACATGATTGGGCTGTTTTGCTTGGGTGCCATATCAGGGGCAACATGGCGATAATGCTTTCCCTCCATCCAGGTTGACCGGCGGGCATGCTGAATCATGTGCTTTGACATGCCGGTTGTCGCAGTTAAAAGTTCCTCTGTGACCCATTTATTCGGTACCAGCTGAATAATGTCGCTCATGGGTTTTCTCCAGGCAAAAAGAAGCCCTCGCAATGGAGGGCTGAAAGGGGGATAACGTGGCAGTGCATTCGCACCCAATAGCCAGCTCATAACTGGCTATAAGTTGCGTCATGTGGTTGGCGGCTCAGGTAGCGGCTGCCAGTGAGTAATGTTCTGGATATCATCGAAGAAGTCGCCATCGTCCCAGGTCATCGCTCTGTTCAGTGCCGCGATGTATCGGCTTCCATCGTCAGAACAAACCAGCACCTCGACATACTGCTCGGGCATCCTGTCACTGCACTTAATCCAGTCCATAATCTCTCCTCATGCCGCACGCATAGCGCGCAGGCGTTTAATGTGCTCGCTCGTCTCCAGTTCGGTGCGGATCTGCTCCGCCTCCCGGTGGTCGAGTGGTTCGAAATCTGTATTAAGTCGGTAGATTGATGCGTAACCGATCCTGCCGTTTCTTCTGTAGCGCACGACATCATTCCTGACCCCTTCAATGATGACGGGCCACCCATGACGATCAGCGAATATCTGGCCGCGCTGGATTAGCTTGAACATTGGCTGACCCCTGCATCATGAGGAATACGGTCATGGCGGCACGTAGTGGGTTTGTATGAGCGCATGAAATCTCTGGCTCTTTCTTCATATCCCAGCCTGCCTGGTCGAATGCAAAATCTCCCCATGCGAGCCATTCATCTTCATCCTTATCGAATGCAATGCTGATTCCGTGCTGATGGATAATCGGCCATGCGTCCGCCGGGTTTTTGCAGTAGTCATTGATGACCAAATAACCAGAGTCAGGGTTATTTGCATTGTCTCTTGTTAATTGTGAAACTTCGAAGTTAATCTCAAAGTCACTCAGCTTGCTGTAATCCATCAATCTTCATCCTCCAAATCAGCTACGGAATCCATAACGTCAGATCCGCGAATCATCTCAAACGCCCGGCAGGCCATTTCAAAGCACAGGCGCTCATGTGGGTGAGGCGATTTCCAGTATTCGAACCCATCGCGATGCGAATAGCCCTGCATGGCGTAAAACTCCCCAGCCAGTTCTATTGCGGCATCAACCAGTTCGCGATTGGTCATTAACTCTTTCATTAGTGCTCCCTGAACTGTCGGTTAATCCTGCTGACTGCAAACGCCAGCAATAAAAAAGGCCGCATTAGCGACCCGGTGATTTGATGGGGTAGCGTCATGCGCCCTCCGGTTTATGCTCGCTGTCAGGTATTGATTGCGGATGTGCGTATAAGGGGATGATCTTGCATTCAGCACAATATTCTCGCTCTAACGTCGCTATACCCTCTGCTACTAGCTTGTTTCTGTGGGTTGCGAATACTTCGCCGGATGGAAGAATTACTGCGTAAAGAAATGGCTCTTGAACTCCGCTTCCATCAACTGCATCTGTCATGCCGCCTCCGTCTTCATCACGTCGATTGCGCAGCCTGGCAGCAACTGAACCGCCGGGCCATCGCACTGATTGCCCCATACATCGAAGCCATGCGATGACTGCCTGGCGAACAGTTCAATGCGAGGGATGTCACCGAGCAACTGCACTAATTTTTCGCGAACGATATCTGGCTTGCGGGAGTTCTCCAGGCGCGGCGCGGAGACATGCTGACAGATAGATGCATCCATCCGTTCTGGTAGTTTCCCGCGCACAGCAAACAAGCAGTCTTCGCTGTTTGCTCGGGTCATATGACCCATGCCGATCGCACTGTTACCCTTCACGCGATTGGTCTTGTGCCAGGTGAAGCCTTTCATGGTCATCAGGCGAAATCCCCACGCCTCGATAACCTTAAGCGCCTCTACCGGCTGCGTCGGCACCCACCACATCGCCAGCAGGCAACTATCAGCAGCCAGATCCCACACTGGCAGGCGGCAGATATCCTGCACATTCATCACCGGATATTTAAACCCAGCCCCGCGGTCACCGTCGGCTGCTTTGTCGCGATAACTCCATGGTGGATCCGCGTAGATAAGAGTGTATTTTTCTGTCATGCCGCCTCCTCATTAAAATTGAATCCAAGCTGGCAGGAGAACGCCTCACAGGACTCAGAGCATGAGCCGGTGTCGTATTGCCGCATTGAGGTCATTCTGGCTGCCAGTTCGTCACGGGAGGTATCACTGAACAATGCGATTAGAGACTTGAGAGTGTTATTACCTCGGTACATAACTGGTTCTCTTCCAGTGAGGATTTCCTTTTCCAGAATATCGACGAACTGGGCAGCCAGCTCCGGCTCATCCATCGTTGCAAGCGCCACCTTCTGCATGCTCTTTTTGATGCAGAATACGCAGTTGCCGAGATGCTCTTGAATTCCGAGGTCGAATGGCTGTCCTTCCCACCAATCAAGCACGTCCTGCTTCTCAAAATCACTTATATCTGCAAGATAACTGAACCCCGGCGTAGGCTTCAGGCGGTTATGTTCATCAGCTCTGATGCCAAGCCATGTGTGATAATTTCCTCTGCCAAAGCGCTCCTGGCAGTATTTAGTGAAAGGGACGGTTTTCATTCTGTCAGTGCAGAACGCCCCCCCTACATAAGGATGCCCGTACTTATTAAGCATCCTCTTCCACGGGATGAGGTCAGGCCCGATATCAGCTATGGATAGTTCTTCGTAGCCGCTGGCTTTACCTAATTCCGGATTGGGTATTACGCGCAGGCAGTGGAGGTCAATGCCCCATTCCCTGACTACATTGCGAATGAACTCGTAAGTTTTTGGATGCTCGGCCCCGGTGTCCATATAAACGTAGTGGACGTCTTCGCCCGCCTGCCTCCGCTGCTCCATCAGATGGACGAGATAGGCTGACGTTCTGCCGCCGGAGAAGCTGACAATCTGAGGAATGCTCATGCCGCCTCCCGTCTCTTGTTTAATTCTTCAGCCACTCTCTGGGCTTTTAACGGATTTTTGATAAGAGAAAGGCCGGGATATACCCAGCCTCTTTGCATTACGGAGTAGACAAGCGTGACGCGTCCTACCCGGATGTTGTCGTGTGAGTTCTTCATTCTTTCCTCACTTTATGAGCAGTGATGCTTTACCAGCCTTCAACCTTGCGCCAGGAACGTCATACCCGGCTTCAAGTTGGTGCTTGATGGCAAGCTTGTCGGCTTTGACTGAGGTTTCGTATTCGACGTACTCAGGCGGCAACGCGCCTTCATCGGTTATTTCGACTGTCTTCAGCGGAGCGCGTACTGTGACCTGATGGAGGCCAGCACGAACCTTTTTCAGTCCTGCTGTAGAAAGAGAGTTCGCGATGTAGGTCTGAATGTTTTCGACCTTGTTTACGATGGCTGCAGCGCGTTCGTTGAGTGATTTTGCCTCTTCCTTGAGGCGAGCGGCGTAGCCTGATTCGTTCTTACAGATAGCCAGTAGCTGCTCAATCTTGTCGGTTAGTTCACCCTTCACTCCTTCGAGAGTGTCTGCGATCGCTTCCGGGTCGAAATCAGAATCCATCAGCTTCGCGTAGTCGTTAGCTATCTCATACAGTTTGCTCACTGGCGGCCTCCAGTTTAGATTTACACTCCGCGTAAATGGCCTGAACGTTTTGCTGAAGCTTCATGCCTGATGTGCGCTTATATGCGTCTGCAAAGATTCGTTTCAGATCATCCATGCTTTCTGCCTGGGCCATGTCGTCGCAAAGTGTCTGAACATGGTCGATGACTTCCTGCTGTCGGCGGCGCTCATCTTCGCGAATGTCATCTTCTGACTTGTGCGGCATCACTGGCTCCTGGAAAACACCCTCATCTTCGTTGATGACGTGGATCGCGTTATCCAGACGCTCAGCTCGGGGCCAGTATTTGCTGGCTCGCTTAACGATGGTCTTGCGCGCCATCTCCTCCCAGAAGTTCTTCCATGGTCCATTCTTGGCCTTGCTGGTTGCCTCCGTAGCCTTGATCTCAGCCAGGCTCATTTCTTCCGTCAGGTAGTCACCGTCAGCCGTTTTCACGGTGCAGTATCCGCCCACAACGGCGCCGCGGTCACCGAAGGCGTTATATTTGTGAGTGGGGGCAGTATCGAGGCCGTTCGACTCGTAGGTGTCATTTGAGTAGACCAGCTTGCACTGGCCCCACTTGATTGAGCCTGTAGCCTGTGCGAGGTGAAGAAGGCCCATATAGCTGATATCAAGGCACACCATGCCGTCGCGAGGTACCAGGTATGCCAGCTTGCTCGCCGGGTTCAGCGTGATGCCGATTGCGGCCACGTTAATTATCGCGTTCTGCGCGCTGACCGGATTCGACATTGCCGTTTTGGTGAGGTAATCGTTCTTCTGAAACAGCTGCATGGCGAACTGGCTTTCTTTCGCCCACGTTACAGAATGATCGGTAACCGCCCCGGCAAAGAACGGCTCCTGTTGTTTAACGAATTCAACGATGCTGAAGCTCATCATTTACTCCTGATAATCTGGTTTCAGAACGGGCAGCCGGTGCGGTGTTCCCAGTCATGCTCTGCCTGGGCGTAGGCAACTGCCGAAACGAAGTCGTTGTATGCCTCGGTCGCGCTGTCGTGGCGCAGACCTTCATGCGGCTTGGAACCGGTAGGAATGGAGAACAGTACGAGGCTGGATGGCTCTTTCGGGAATAGGGCGATAATCTCCTTAGCCCGTTTATCAATCCAATCCTCTTTCTCGTCGGTTAACTGCTGCTCGACCCAGCGACGATCCTCTATGTAGTCGTATGCGCGATATGCGGCCATGGGTTACTCCTGGAATTGGTTCGTGCGTCACCCGGCACCGATTGGCTGCCAGATGTGAAATGGGGTGGGGGGAGGGGATTAGTGCTGAATTGGCTGACCAGTGCCGTCGAGCAGAACGTCGATAACTCGGTCGTTAACCCGGATAATTTCTGCACCGATATGCAGGTACACCCATTTGCGTTCGTGGATGACAGCTGACACGCGGTAAGTGCGTCCTTCGTGCAGCGCCATCATGCCAGGCTCAACACACTGGCGAATGATTGGGGTAGTTCCATAGTGACAGCCGATCATGACTTCCCCTCCACCTGCTCAAGCAACCCGGCCAGCGCCATCTGCTTGCGGTCCATGGTGAGCGTAAAACGAGGATTCTCGACTGATGCCAGGCGCCACTCGTTATCGTTTAATTCGGTGACGGTGTACTGCTTGCCTTTGTGAGTGACTGTCATGGCAGCTCCCGAGCTTTAATCATGGCGTCTGCCATTGAATAAAATGCTCTGGCCATATCAAGCATCGCCTCTTCATGATTAGTGCCAATGCTCATTGCCGTACCGCTTGCCATGACTCCCTGCATAGCAGCCGTGGCAAAGTAATCGCGAATAGTCATGTCATCAGTCGTTACCGAGACATCTTCAGGGTAGGGAAGGTCATCAAACCTGTAGAGCAGGTCGTAATCACCTGAATCGTCAAACCTGGTGCCATCATATGCCCAGCGATGACCAGCCCATTCGAATGACTGGCCCGTCTTAGTTTCGTCGAACCGAGCCGCAAGATAAGCCGAATGGTCAGGCGAATTTTTATAAACTTTCATTGTGTGTTTCATAATCATCTCCGCCCTTAAGCCGGGCCGCTGAACGTTTAAAGACCTCGCACCATGGCGATTCGCGATAATTTTTCTGCGGTGGATAGCCGCTCTCATAACGCAGCCGCCTCATAAAGCGGCTAGGGTATGAGCAATAAAAAACCCGCCGGAGCGGGTTACTTGATGAGGTCTGCTGCGTATTCGAGGAGGTATAGCTTCGGGGCAAGCCAGATTTTTAGCCACGTCAGGTCTGATAAAACAAGGAATGACGTGACCGTATACAGGAACATAATGGTGCCAAAAAACACTGAGGAAGCACTGATAGTGCCATCTCGGTCCCAGACTAATGTAGGCTTGTATTTTGGTTTGCCGCGGTCCCAGGAATATCCTTCTTCGCCATAAACACCGACCTGCTCTCGCTTCATCATTACCCTGAAAAATTTAACCGCAATCGGGATTGTCGCCAGAATAACCAGTGTGATTATCATGCTTTTGGTGAATTTCCATACCAGCAACTGGTGCACAACATCCGGGATCTGCGCCTGACTGAATGACACCGCGGCATCGATGCCATTCGCCGCCTTCTGAAGCAGCTCAACGAGAATTTTGTTCGCTTGTTCGTTCATTCTTACCCTCTGTAGTTACTCTGTGAATAATGCTGCCTACGTGCATCGCGTATCTTCTCCAGCTCGCAATTCTTAGCGGCCTGGTGATATCTGCTGATGTGGCAGGTCGGAATCCTCGGGTCGAAGTCACGACCGCATACCGGGCACTTGATGCTGTTCTTCATGCTTCCCTCACTATCGGGTTGAATTACGCATCGCTCTCGCAAAAGCGATCTGTAATTCGCTTGTGAGCAGCATTGCCGTTCTTCATGAACCCGCCGCGCTCCCGACGCATGGTTTACTGTCGCGCCGTTCGACTGACCGAGACGCTGTGTTGTCTCGATGGGCTTATTAAAAACCATAGTTGTTTTATCGTCAACAACAATAGTTGTATTTAATGGCATATTGGTTTTATTTGGTTGTTTTGAAACGGAATTTATTTTTCATTTCAGTGGTGGTATGTTTAAAAAAACATCAGAAGAGGTGGGCCATGAACATCAACGAAGATAATGCTGGCCTGATTCTCAACGCCTTAGGGCTGGCGGTGGTGGATTTGATAATTAGCGGTACCCCGATCAGCAGGGATAACTTGGTGGAGAGGCTGGAGCGTACCCGGCATGAAACCGGCAATGTGATAGGGAAGGGAGCTAACAGAGATGCGGCGGAACTAGTGCGGAAAGGGCAATAAAAAAACCCGGCACGGTGGCCGGGTGGTATTATTTTTTTTCAGCGTTTTGCTCAAGAATCATTTGTATTCTCATGAGCTTATCAGATGTGTCTTTGCTGCTAGAATCAAACTTATCTTCTAGGCGATCCATTCTCAATGAGATTTCAGACTTGCTATTTTGAATGTTTCCAGCAAGCTCTTTTCTGGTTTCGTTAGTTTTATCACTGATATTGTTAGAAATAGTCCATGTCGCACCTATGGCTGCAACAAGGCAGGTAACCATAACCCCTATAGTGCCGAGCCAAAACTCGCTTCTGCTGATCCCTTTGTTGCTCATATCATTGATAGTCTCTTCATCATTATCGTTCTGATTAGGCGTAGTAAATACATACCCTGCTCTATTCAAATCAAGTGGATGAAAACTTGGAGATGAATGATGGTCTCGGTATTGTGTGTGGCGCGAGGGGAAAATCTGCATCCCATCGAGATCCGCTGGCTGATAATAGTCATCCTTATGCTGTTTCATCGCCGTCAGCCTTGTCATGTTTTACTTTAATGTAATTCTTGTCAACAAGGTTCTGTTCAACTTTTCTATAGTTAAAAAAGTTGATATACCCACAGTTCTGGCATTGCATAATCAGTACATCTAGAGCTGGCGTTTTATACAGGCTGCTGGATTTCTCGTCAACGCTCTTTTTAAAGGTAGATCCTGGTATGGTTGGCACCATTCTAGGCCTGTTTTCATCATCTCCAGGGGTAAGCTCATTAGGGGTGTAAAGCGTCCAGGCCTCTTCACAGCAAATAGGGCAGGTATGATCTCCAGCTAAGCTATTGAGATATTCTGCAAATTCCTCAAATGTTATTAACTTGAATTCTTTCGTGCTCATAAGAAAACCTTTCAAAGCTTGATGTTATTTTTTATTTAGTATCAATTACTTAGTGCGTAATTCACCTTTAAGCTGTCGAATTCCCGCACGTTATTGTCTAGATACCCTCTCCGATCGCCAAGCACCTATTCAGTCCATAACTAAAGCTTGTTGTATGCAATGGACTCATGGATCAGCGCCTTACCCATGATGTACAACTGGTCCTGATTTTCTTCTGTCACATACCAGTCTTTGTACGCCGGGTTATCAGAAAGTACAGCCAGCTGCAGACCCTGCATTTGCAGGCGCTTAACATGGAAGTGCTGCCCGAAGACAAATGCATACACCCCGTCAACTTTGAAGTTCCTCACTGACACATCGAAGAACAGGCGATCACCAGACTGGATTGTCGGGCACATGCTGTCGCCATCAACTGTCATTACTTTCACATCATGCTGAGGACGATTTCCGAAGAGGGAACGCGCGTGTTCAGTCGTGAACTCAATAGCGTGCAGAACTTCTACAAACTCAGAAATCATGAACGAGCCCGGCCCCGCACTAACTGTCAGGTCGAGAACATCGACGCGGAATACGTTCGAAGCTGGATTAGCAGATAAAGAAACCGCTGGCTGCTTCCCGCCATTATGCATAGCCCCTTCTCCAGAGCTGAGCCATTCAGGCATAACCCCGAGCGCATTAGCAATCTCCACAAGCTTGGTGGTTTGGTTAGCCTTGCCAGTTTCAATCTTCTGAATGGCCGCCTGGCTAACCCCAACCAGATCACCGAGTGCCTTTTGAGTAAGGCCACGTGTAGAGCGTGCTTCTTTGAGTCTTTCAGCGAGTGTCGTTTTCATAAGGTCAAATGTACAACCGTGGTTTTAATCCATCAAACGAAAATGGTTGTTGACTAAATACAACCATAGTTTTATTCTTCTTTCGTATTCACTACGGAGGTTGTTATGAACCCAGTAATTAAAACCGCGATCAGCATCGTTGGTTCTCAGAAAAAACTGGGCGATGCCTGCGAAGTATCACAGCAGGCCGTTTACAAGTGGCTGCACAACAAAGCAAAGGTTTCCCCTGAGCACGTTGGAAGCATTGTAAGTGCCACCGGTGGGGCGATTAAGGCTCACCAGATTCGCCCAGACCTGCCGACTCTCTTCCCGAAGGGCGAGCAGTCAGCAGCTTAATACCCCAAGAGTTAACCGAACGGCCCGGTATACGGTCGGGCGCCCGGCGTGGTCAAGGCTGACTGTCAATGGTGCGCGATAAAACAAACAAATAAACATCAATTAATTCAATTAAATGGAACGCACATGCAATCAATTACGTATCAACAGAATATCGGGTTTTCTCCGGGCGTGATGATAAATCGCGCTCAACCAACCGCAGAAGATAAGCACGATCAGATCCGCGACGCAGTGCGGGCCTGGGCATCGGCCATCGACAATCAGGATGTGGTGTCGGCGCTGATCATCGAAGAGTACCGGGAGCAGGGCGGAGTGGACATGACCTTCCCGTCGGACATCAGCCGGGCGCGTCAGAAGCTGTTCCGCTTCCTGGATAATCGCTTCGGTTCAGAGCTGTACCGCGAGAACGTGCGCCAGCTGACTCCGGCAATCATGGCTGTTCTTCCCTTGGAATACCGCACACGCCTGGTGCCGCAGAACGACACGATGTCGCTGATCGCGTCTGCGATGAAAGAGTGTGCCGAGGCTAAGCAGGCTGTTCTGCTGGATGCTCCTGAGCATCAGAAGCTGAAAGAGGTAAGCGAGGGTATAGCGTCACTGTTCAGGCTGATGCCGGAGCAGGTAGGGCCGCTGATGACAATGGTCACGTCAATGCTGGGAGCTATGTGATGGGTACTACCAAAAAAGCGAAAGCCCTTGAAGCGGTAACTTCAAAGGCCTTCTCAACACTGTGTTACGTCAAAACATCCAACAGGAGTCATTTTAATGGTTAAGCGCAGAAAGTACCAGGAAAAAGAGGAACGGCGCCATCCAGATTCACCAGACGGTCTTGTCGTCGCAGCTTCGAAGAATCAGGCATTCGCAGAGCGCCTGGTTGGGGTTATCCGCATCGCAATGGCTAAGTCAGGGGTGAAACATGGGCGTCGTTAAATTTGCAGATTACAGACCTGCAGAAGCGGTCGTGGAGCGCCAGGTGGCTGATCTCGATGATGGGTTCATCATGATCGCTATGAGGCTGTATGAGGAACTGATTGGAGCAAATCTGACGCGCAATCAGGCTAAGGTTGCACATGCGGTATGCCGTAAAACCTACGGCTTCAAAAAGAAAATGGATCGCATTGCAGATAGCCAGATTGCAGAGATTGCCCGAATCAGTCGCTCTAAGGCTTGCATAGCTAAGAACGAGTTGATTTCTATGAAGGTTCTCATTTCAGAAGGCGGGATGATTGGGCCAAACAAGAACATCCATGAGTGGGTAATTCCAGAGTGTTCCCAGGCTGATAACTTTGTAACCAAATCGGGAACAAAAAACGTTACCAAATTGGTTACAGCACCTGTTACCAAAAGGGAACACACAAAAGATATCTCTAAAGATAAAACAAATAAAACCCCCTTACCCCCTGACGGGGGCGACGATGGAAGCGAAAAGCTTTCTCCCAGAACCAAGGTCAGCATCGACTACGAATCGTACCTGTCAGCCTACAACACCGAAGTGGGCGAAAAGCTCCCACACGCAGTTGCAGTCAACGAGAAGCGCAAGCGTCGTCTGAAGAAAATCATTCCCCAGCTTAAGACACCAAACGTGGAAGGGTTCAGAGCTTACGTGCGGGCGTTCGTCCATCAGGCCAAGCCGTTTTACTTTGGTGATAACAACACTGGCTGGACAGCAGATTTCGATTTTCTGCTGAGAGACGACACGCTGACCGGTGTTCGGGAAGCTAAATTCGCTGACAGGGGGATGGCATGAGGCAGGATATCGAAGCAAGCGTGATCGGCGGGTTACTTCTCGGCGGCCTGACCCCGGCGGCAAGTGACGTTCTCGCCCGGATGGAGGCGGACGCCTTCACTATCCCGGTCTACCGGAAAGCCTTTGAGGTGATCCGCAAGCAGGCACGGAACCGTAACCTGATTGATGCCCTGATGGTTGCTGAGGAGTGCGGTGACGCCCACTTCGCAGACATCATGGAAACTGCCAGGGCATGCCCAAGCGCGGCAAACCTGCGTGGCTATGCCGGTATGCTTAGCGATCAGCATCAGCGCCGCATGTTCCTCCAGGCAATGGACGAGTTGCGCGGCGATGTAAGCAACGGAACGCTGGATAACGCAGCCGAAGCCATGGATGAACTGATGCGCCGCCTGAGCGTCATCAGGAAGCCCAAGACAGAGGTTTCCCCGGTACGGCTCGGTGATGTGCTGGACGACTACACCGACACGCTGGAGAACAGGCTGAAAAACGGTGATGAATCCGACACCCTCAAGACCGGGATCGACGAGCTGGACGCCATAACCGGCGGCATGAACGTCGAAGACCTGGTGATTATCGCTGCGCGGCCTGGCATGGGTAAGACTGAGCTGGCGCTAAAAATTGCCGAAGGCGTGGCAAGCCGCAAAATGCCTGGATCTGACACTCTGCGCGGAGTGCTGATTTTCAGCATGGAGATGAGCAATCTGCAGATCGCGGAACGAAGCATTGCCGGTCGTGAAAACATGTCCGTCAGCGTTCTGCGTAACCCTGCAAACATGGGCGACGAAGGCTGGGCGCGTGTATTCAACGCTATCTGTCACCTGAAAGACTTGGATGTGTGGATGGTCGATGCGTCGAAGCTGACCGTCGAAGAGATCCGCAGCATTGCAGAGCGCCATAAGCAGGAGTATCCGCAGCTGTCGCTCATCCTGGTGGATTACCTCGGCCTGATTTCCAAGCCGAAAGCCGACCGTAACGACCTGGCGATCGCCCACATCTCCGGCAGCCTGAAGGCGATGGCGAAGGATTTAAAGTGCCCGGTCATCTCCCTGAGTCAGCTATCTCGTGACGTTGAGAAGCGCCCAAATAAACGCCCGACCAACGCCGACCTGCGCGACTCCGGCAGCATTGAGCAGGATGCCGACAGCATCATCATGCTCTACCGCGAAGCTGTGTACGACGAACATTCCCCGGCGGCGCCATATGCCGAGGTCATCGTGACTAAAAACCGCTTCGGCACGCTCGGCACCGTTTACCAGAAATTCGTTAACGGTCACTTCATGCCGTGTGATCAGGACGAAGTTCGCCGCATTTCGACCAGCAAACCATCAACCGGTCGCCATCAAAGGGGGGCGGACGTATGACATGCATCAGAATTCCAAACGGAATCATTACCACTTATGACGTGTTCCGCTTGAGGCTTGAAGACGGAACGTGCGTGTTTATGTCATGGCATCACTATTGCGGCCCGGAGTTTTATCACGACAGAAACGAACGCCGAATTATTGATGAGTGGTGGGAAAAGCCCCTAATCGTCAAGGCTCTCGACTGGTTTATTGCTAGGGGTAGCAGAGCATGAAAATAACCAATCAGAACGCCGTAATAATCCAGTACGTAACCAAGCACCCTGGCTGCTACATGTCAGATATCCGGCGGGACACTTCACTCCAGAAAGGGGCGATATCTTCGGCGTTAACTGAATTGACCAAAGCTAAAACTCTGCGTCGTGAGGGCTTCGAGAAGCGTTATCGCTACTTCGTGGTACGTCCGGAAGACCGACCTGCAATCGAACCGAAGCGGATTCCAAAGCAGCCCAGCCGTGACACAGCCAACCCTCTTAACAACCTATTCAATCAGTGCCTGGCATCAGTGCGGGGCGGGAGAGCATCAGCATGAAAATTAATACCTATGCAGTGAATTGCAATGACGCATGGTTAAACACTGAGGGCGATGATATCTCCGGTTCATACGTTAAGTACAAAGACCATCAGGCTGTGGTTGCCGAACTGGAAGCCAGGTGCGCGGCGCTGACTGAAAAAGGGATGGAGCTGACAGCAGAAGCCGCTGTGGTATATGGCAAGTACAATGAGACGCAATTGCCTGACCGGGATCTGGTTGATATGCAGCCCCTTCAGGAAGTGCATGATCTTTGCTCGGTCGTGAAAAATACCGACGCCTTCCTGGCTGAAGTGCGGGCACAGGAATCTAAGCGAGTTTACGAAAGTATTATGGATAATCCTTCAGTAACTGACATGGAATCGCTAGTTGATTGGCTTGAACAAAATGCCAATGACTCTTTGGCTTACGCCGCCAAACTTCGCCAGGGTGCCAACACCGCAGACCTGTTAGCCGCTGGCATCATCACTAAGGTGGGGGAGTAGGGATATGGCTGAATTCACGAAAGAGCAGCTTATTTCGCGGGCGCGGATAATGATTCGCAAGCACAGGGAGATGCTGGCAATCAACCCTGACTATGACGGCATCGCGCGTGACGTTGAACTGTTCGAAATCGCACTGGCATCGCTGACGGCTGAGCCTGTGGGCGAGGTTGTCCTTGGTGAGTATGACGATAGCGGATGCCACCCGGATGCAAGGGTGGTGTGCATAGCCGCTGATGGTCAGGCTGATTGGGAAAATTTCAAGGATGGAACTCGCTTATACGCCACCCCGCCAACGCCGGTAGTGCCTAAAGAACTGCTCTCAGCAATGGAAGAGGTTCTGCGTATCTCAGATCGTGACCATGACGCATGGCACAAGGCTAAGGCCGGTATCGTATCCTGCCGCGCCGCCATGCTTCAGGGTGCTGGACCTGTGCAGGGGTGGATTCCGTGCAGTGAGCGGATGCCGGACTTTGATACACGCGTAATTCTGTATTTCCCAGATTACGGAGGTCATATCGAAGACGGCTGCATTGGCGACGAAGGCGATGGGCCATATCATTACTTCTTCGACGGCGATTCACTAAGACACGAACCAACCCACTGGATGCCGCTGCCAGCAACACCGCAGTAGGAGGTGAAGCCGTGACTGAACGTCAGAAATTTATGGCAGCAATCGAGCGTATATGCCGCGGCAAGAATGCCCGATATGTCATGCACGATTGGGAGTTGTATTTCAGGCTTGGATACCGAGCCCACAATGCAGGTGAGGCATTCAGAGAAGCCATCCAGTGCGAATAGCCAGAAGTAACATAGCCCTCTTCGGAGGGCTTTTTCATGATTTGATTCCGCATAATCATTGAGTCATAATCATTGTGCGTCCGGCCTGAACACCCGGGCGTACCTCGCGCCTGGGAGGGGACTTCTAGGCCATGCATCAAACAAAGAGTACGAAACATCATCAGTCGCAGGCGCACAAACGTGTCTGGGGCTTTCTGCATTCTGCGGTTTCCCATGGGGAGGCCGTATGAACATCCCTCAATGCGGTATCAAACTGCATGCAGGCAACTTTGCGGCTGTCGGAAAGATGCTCCAGGAGCAGCTCGAAACCGGTCAGCCTCTACGCCTGCAGGTCAAAGAGTGGCGCGAGAAGCGCAGTATTTCTCAGAACTCACTCAGCCACATGTGGTACGCCGAAATCAGCGAATACCTGATCAAATCCGGCCGCTCCGACGCCACCCCGGAATGGGTTAAGCGCAACCTCAAAAAGACATACCTCGGCTGTGAAGAGGTCACCTACACCGACTTTATCACCGGCGCCAAAGAAACAACCTGGGAGCCTCGTCACACGTCTCAACTCGATACCGGGGAGATGCATATCTTCCTGTGCAAAGTCGAGGCGTGGTGCGCCCAGTTTGGTCTGACGCTGACAATTCCGACCGGTTGCGAGTACCAGCAGCTGCGCGATAAGCAGGAGGCGTAATGGCCGACTTACGTAAAGCAGCGCGTGGCCGCGAATGTCAGGTGCGGATCCCCGGTGTGTGCAATGGCAATCCTGAAACGTCCGTTCTGGCGCATGTCCGCCTGGCTGGCCTGTGCGGTACCGGCATCAAGCCGCCTGACCTGATTGCCACTATTGCATGCTCAGCTTGCCACGACGAAATAGACCGCCGAACCCGCCTGGTCGATGCGGAATATGCAAAGGAGTGCGCGCTCGAAGGCATGGCACGCACGCAGGTTATCTGGCTTAAAGAGGGAAAGGTGAAGGCATGAATACCTACAACATCACGCTGCCGTGGCCGCCGAGCAATAACCGCTACTACCGGCACAATCGCGGGCGCACGCACATCAGCACAGAAGGTCAGGCGTACCGCGACCGCGTCGCCCAAATCATCAAAGACGGGATGCTGGATATCGGCCTGGCGACACCATTGAAAATCCGTATCGAGTGCCACATGCCGGATCGCCGACGCCGGGACCTGGACAATCTACAAAAAGCAGCGTTCGACGCCCTGACCAAATCTGGGTTCTGGCTCGACGACCAGCAGGTTGATTACTACAGCGTGAAGAGAATGCCGATCGCCAAGGGCGGCAGGCTTGAGCTAACCATCACCGAGCTGGAGCCAGCATGACCCGCGAACAGATAGCCAGATACCAGGCCGAAAGCGTTAAGCGCGCCAACCTGCCTCCAGTAGCAAAGCACAGCCAGACCGAAACCAAACAGCCGATTAAGGAAGCCGCATGATGAACATTCAGTATTTGCAGTACGTGCGTCAACAGCTCATGGTGGCGACCGCTGACCTGAGCGGTGCGACGAAAGGGCAGTTAATGGCCTGGCTGGAGAATGCTCAATTCGATACAGGTACGTTTAAGCGTAAGAAGCCACGCGTGAAGGATGATGTGACCGGGAAGATGATAACGCTGGATAACCCGCCGATCCCGGGCAAGCAGTCGCGCGCCAAAGGCTCTCACATCCCACTGGTTCAGCCTGTCGAATACTCCACGGCGTCCTGGCGACGAGCGGTCCTGTCGCTCGAGGAACACCAGAAGGCGTGGCTGCTCTGGAACTACAGCGAAAACACGCGCTGGGAGAACCAGGTGACGATCACCCAGTGGGCATGGGCAGAGTTCAGGGAGACGCTGGGTACTAAAAAAGTAGCCGGCAAGACGATGGATCGCCTGCAGAAACTCATCTGGCTTGCGGCGCAGGATGTTAAGGCTGATCTGGCCGGTCGCGAAACTTATCAGAAGCAAGATTTGGCTGAGTTGTGCGGCATTAAGCCCGACAACTGGAGCCATAACTATGCCGACTACTGGCAATCCATGTGCGCTATCTTTGAGCGACTTGATAGCGGATCTCTTCTGAGAACAGTGAGAACACGATCACAACAAAAATCAGCTTTTTCGCAGCAAGGTGTTGCAAAAGTCAATTAATTACCGTACATTTCATGTAAATCTGATATCGTCGCCATAGCTTTGGTTGTCGACTGAATTACACAAAAGAGCCACTGGTTAACGCCGGTGGCTTTTTCGTATCTGAATCCCGCTACCTGGGACTTTTAGGCCGAAGAGCCGATATTGCCATTCCCTCATAAACGCCTACGGGCGATTTAAGCGCCGTTGGAAACCCCCATCTCCAGATGTACGGCGCTCTTTTATTTTTCAATGCGCAGCTGGGAATACCCAATGGAGAACAGCCTAATCACAAGCATTGCTGCCGTGTTATTTGGTGGCGGTGCGCTCGCGCTTTTCTGGAAGCCATTAAGCGCGGTCATTGCTTCAGCCGTAACCAATAACAGGGCAGGCGGCGAGGTAATCACGCATTACAAAGAGCAGGTTGTTCTTCTCAAGGCCGCAAACGACGAGCTGCGTCAAGAGAACAACGAATTGAGAGAGCGAAGAGAAAAGGATCTACAACGCATTTCCCATCTGGAAAGCGACATCCGCATTATCAAGAACTCGCTTCGCATACTGATAGCAATGACTCAGACCGGAGGCGATGAACAGTTCCGGGGCCAGGTAAGCTCAATGCTTGCGAAGCTGGAGGAAGATCGCCATGAAAGTTAAAGCGTTTATTGAGAGCCATAAAGGGCGTCTCATGATAGGCGCCATGTTTCTTCTGTTCTGTGCCATGTGCAGCGTCCTGACCGTTGCCTTCAACTACTCAAACAACAGGATGCGAGCCGAGTATCGAGAGATTGCTGATAAGCGAGATCAGAAAGTCGAGAACCTTGGCAGGCAGGTTGGCGAGTTGAAAGTAAAAGTGGACTCCCTGCCTGAGCGAACAGCAGAAAAGACAGCCGACAAAGTTAAGCCACTGGTTGAGGAGGAGAAGAAGTGACTCAAATTATTCCGATCCTCAACTTTGAGGAAGGCTACCGGGAAAAGCCATACCGCGACACCCTCGGATATCCAACCGTTGCTGGCGGCATCAAGATCGGCCCTAAAGGCGCAGCATTATCCAATTACACCTTCACCGTTCCACGCCGGGTTGGCGATGTATGGAAAGAGGTGTTTGTCGAGAACACCATCACTGAGATGCAGCTACGTCCGGCAATCATCAGCGCACTGAAAAGCTGCAATGATGCCCGTCGGGATATGCTGATCAGCATGGCCTATCAAATGGGCGTTCCTGGCCTGGCTGGTTTCAAAAACACTCTGGCGATGATCTCCCAGGGCAACTTCGACGGCGCGTCACGCGGAATGCTCAACAGCCTTTGGGCTAAGCAAACGCCAGAGCGCGCTCAGCGCCACGCAGAAGTGATGCGATCCGGCAAGTATGACATCTACAAGGGGCTAATTTGATGGATGCCCTCAGCATGCTCCGTGGTATGTCAGGGAGTATCTCTCTCAGTCGCACTCAGGCCGCTCTCGGGTTTCTGGTGAGCAGTTGCGTTGTCGGATGGCAGGCCTATCAGGGAACGTTGTCTGAGGTCGTATTTGGCCTGTACTTCGGCTTCTGTACCGCCGGGTATCTTGGTGCCAAAAAGCTGTCCGGTGACAAAGACATCAAGGAGCAGCAAATCGACGCCGGTATGAACCCAGGAGAGAAACCATGAGCATCATTGAAATGCTGATCGCCGGATTCTTCGCTGTGGTGACGATTGCTGCCACCGCTTTTGGTGTCGGTCACTCAAAAGGGAAAGGCAAAGCTGAAAAGGCAGCCACCGAGCGAGAGACGAAAGCCAAAATCGAACAGGCCAGCGCCGCAGCCAGGCGTCAGACTCAAACAAGCAAAGAGGCTTCAGATGTTCAGGAAACCGTTACTCGCATGCCTGGCAGCGATGTTGATGACGAGCTGCGCAGAGACTGGCTCAACAAATAACACCGTCGTTGTGGACACCGCATGTAATTGGGTAAAGCCGATCCTCGTTACTGAGGCCGACATCCTGTCAATGGACGACCGCACTAAGCGAGCCATCCTGACCCATAACAAAACATGGAAAGCTAACTGCCAGCAGGAAGCCAAATGAGTGCCTACTCCATCTACAATATCGTATCCGGCGGCGCTATAGCTGCTCTGCTCATGACATGGGTGTTCTTCTGGCTCTACTGGAAGCAGGAGCGCCGTCACCGCGACGAAATCAGGAAGATGCAGCGAGAGGTTGTGATGGAGATTAAAAGCGCTCACAAGCTGAATTAGACAGCAAAATGAAGAGCCTCGTCCCTGAGGCTCTGGCACAGTCTCTCCACTGGACTTTAAGCATAGAGAATTCTCAGCCTCGCAATAGCGGGGCTTTTTTACGCATGAATTTCACCGCGCACCGCAGCGCATTCAACCACGTCGAACCCAACCCTTTGGAATGAGCCTTTGAGGAGTCAGTTAGTGCTGGCGAGCCTCGACGGGCTGATCTCCTATGCGGCAAAGGTTCATCTCAAAGTAAGGTAACCGCAATGACATATCCAACAGTTGCAGTAAACGGCGTATCCGTTCGAGTCGATGACGAAGGGCGATATAACCTTAACGACCTGCATGCAGCAGCAGTCTCCAATGGAGAGGCCACCGAATCACAGCGCCCAAGTAACTTCATCAAAAGCGCGCAGATAAGACGCTTTGCCGATGAATTGACCGAAGCTACAAAAATAGCTTCGACCCGGGTGGTTAAGGGTGGTACGGAATCAGGCGTTTGGGGGCTGGAGTTGCTCGCGATTAGATATGCGGCCTGGCTGAGTCCGAAATTTGAAATCCGGGTATACAACACCTTCCGGGAAGCGGTACTCAGCGGCATCACCAATATGTCTCGCCTCAATCGGCTTGACCTGCTGATCGCCAATGAGACCAAAGAGGTCAGCGCCTGTGCCCGGGCAATGAATAAATGGGGTGTAGGCGGCCGCAAGAAACTGCTCAACTGTGCTCGTGAGCGGATCGTCAGTCAGATGGATCCTGACATGGTCACACTAATGGAAGCGAAGGCCGGGTGACCGGCTCATAATTGAGCTCGTCGCCAAGAGAGCCACTTTCACAACGGCTTTCCATTCCAAAGCTCATCTGCGGGTGGGCTTGATAATGGGTTCAATCACAACAGGAGCACATATGGCAAGCGCCGAACTAACCCCGTCACAGCAGATCCGTTTCGGTCTGTTATCGGCAGTGAACTTTGATACCGCTGCAGCAGCGGAAGCCATCAAGTTTGTTGAAGACGACCAACTGAAGTATCAGTTATTCATTCAGCATCTCAATAGAGTTACAAGTGAAAATGGCCTGGTCGCCAAAGCCACTAAAGCCATTCAAGAAGCAAAAGAGACATTGCTCCTGTTTCCAGAGCAGGAGTCTTAACGGCATTACAACAGGCATTCACTGAGTGCCTGTGATAATGTTTTATCTTTGAGGTTATTGCGATATTCTTGAAAAAATTTCCTACCTCTCGATGAAAATGGATTTAACGTGACTAAAAAGTGGCTAGTTCTCGGCTCATGTCGAGTCGTTAATACAATCGCATATGCAGTTAATGATGCAGTTACTTTGAATAACAAGGATCTGTGGTTTACCCACTATCCCGATGAGCACATCCAGAAAATCTCCCATTTGTCTGGTGTGCGATCAATCCCAAGAGAACATAAAGAACTGTTCGTTCGTTTCGAACAGCAGGATCATTATGGCTCTCAGAGTAAATTGCGTGTTGGTGAGTCTATTGAGAGTGGCAAAGCAGAACTGCAAGACTGCGATTCTAAAGGTGTGCTTAATGTCGCGGTAGAACTCCCAACCCTCCGATACATCAAAGTGCCTACTGATGATGGTGAGTTCTGGGGTCATATAACCAATATTGATCTGATTAGAAATTCCCCTTTCAATCAGACCGGTGGTTTATACACTGATGAAGCTTTCCTGGAATCGCTGAATACATTAGAGAACACAGTTACGGACATGGTCTCTTCATCAGGGTTAGCTGAAAGTGTTAATTTTATTTATGTTCCTCACAACCCGTTCCTCGAAATGAAAGAAGGTGGGTGGGGATTATCTAATGAGCGAACACATATCTTTGAGTTGATCAAGAAGCATTGTTCGGTGGTCCCTCAGGCGACTAAATTACCAGTTCATCGCTGCTCTCTCGATGTAAAATCGATGATTGAAGATAATGGCGGCGTTGATGTTATGCTTTCAGACCAGAATCATTATTCTACTCAAGGCCATAAAGTCGCATACAAGTATCTGAATGAGCTTGCCCTCATTTGAATGCGGTACATCATCCGTTCAATATCCTCACAAAACCGCCTTCCGGCGGTTTTTTATTACTCCTTCAAGCGTGCTGGATAGGGTATATAGATAATGGATATCCCCTTAAGCGGATAAATCTTAAATATCCCATGTAGGGGATAAAGAGGCTTTATGGCTGATATCTACCAAATCACTCTCACAACCCAAACAGGCGAAACCTTCACGGGCAAGATGTCACGGCGTCAGCCTGAGCTGGTTAACGGCTTTGTGTCGCTGGCGACTGAGACGGGGCAGTGGCTGTACTTTGCACCTGCAGATGTAAAGCGAGTGGAGTTCACTCCAGTTCCTGTCGAAGGCGATTCAGAGGAAAGTGCATCATGAAAACAATGATAGGACCTATCAACTTCACTATTGACATGAAAGAGCAAGTAGCACGTTCACGCGAGGTTCTTGAAGAGTTGCAGTGTAGGGTTGGCGAGCTAAGTCCGTGCATATCAGAAGAAGAAGCGCTACGCGTTCTCCTTCTCGACATGACCTTTGATTATCTGAAGGCTAAGAAATCAGAAGTATGTTGAACCTACTCGCTTTGCATGTCTTCCCAACGGCGTCGGTAATCTTCCTTTTCATCTACACAGGAAGGACAAAGTAAACCGCCGTAATGCATGTCATTCTGAATGGCGCTCTCAAGTTCATCTCCTTCAAGGATATGTTGACAGTTATTATGATGCTCCCCTGGATCCGTGACGCCATCACAAGCATGCGTTAAATAGGGTTCAAGCACGAGCTTTTGCTTCCCGCTGAGATTTTCATAGCCTTTATCAATGGCGAGTTGAGCTATTCCCGGCACCATCTGATTGGCGCCATGAAAACGGTCATATTTGATCAATGTGCTTAATAGTGACTCAGTGGACATAAAGATTCCTCATATAAGGCAAGTCATGGCACTCACCGACAAGCAAGAAATGTTCTGTCGCGAGTACCTCATCGATTTAAACGCCACGCAAGCGGCTATTCGGGCGGGGTACAGCGTAAAGACAGCTAACCGTACCGCGTCAGAAAACCTGTCAAAACCTGACATCCAATCCAGAATTGCCGAACTGAAAGCGCAGCGCAATGATCTGGTTGGCATAAATGCGACATACGTCCTGAATCGTCTCGTTGAGATAGACCAGATGGACGTGCTCGACATCCTGACCTCGACCGGAGAGTTGAAGCCGGTTTCTCAATGGCCGAAGGTCTGGAGGACAACGCTATCTGGGCTCGATGTCGTCGAAATGTCAGCCGAGGGGAACACAGCCGCGCTGCTTAAGAAGATTAAGTGGCCTGATAAAGTGAAAAACCTTGAATTGCTCGGGAAGCACATAGATGTGATGGCTTTCAAAGAACAAGCCACCCATGAGCATACAGGCAAGAACGGCGGCCCAATCGAAATGGCGACGCTGACCAAAGAAGAGTACAAGGCTGCCCGGCGGGAGATGTTGGAGGATGACGACTGCTGAGCAAAAGGCTTACGCCCGTAAGATTGAATGTGAAGAGGACGGCCTGTATTACGCGCGCTACTTCTTCAAGCAGCGCACCGGCGGCAAGATGATAGTCGCTCCTCACCACAAGGTGATTCAGCAGACGCTGGACCGCGTTATTGATGGTGAGATTACGCGTCTGATCATCAACGTTCCGCCTGGCTACACGAAGACGGAGCTGGCGACAATCAATATGATGGGCCGCGGGCTGGCGCTTAACTGCCGGGCCAGATTCATGCACTTGTCCTATTCGCACAACCTGGCGCTGCTCAACTCTTCAACAGCGCGCGGCATGATTAAGTCGCAGGCCTACCAGTCGATGTGGCCGATGTCGCTGCGCGATGATGCCGACAGCAAGGCTATGTGGTGGACTGAACACGGCGGCGGCGTTTATGCGTCATCAGCTGCCGGGCAGGTTACTGGCTTTCGTGCCGGGCACATGGAACCAGGCTGGCAGGGCGCGCTGATTATCGATGACCCGGTTAAGCCGGATGATGCTTACTCTGAGATCGTCCGCGACGGCGTCAACAACCGCTTTAACGAGACTATCAAATCACGACTGGCGATCGAGACGACGCCGATGATTGTCATCATGCAGCGGATCCACTACCACGACCTGAGCGGCTACTTGCTGCGGGGCGGTAGCGGTGAGAAGTGGCACCACCTGAATCTGCCGGTGATCATCAACAACAGCCAGGCATACGCCGACCAGTACCCGGAAAACACCCACGCCATTCCGATTGACCATGGCCTGCCTGATGGCTGGCTATGGTCGTTTAAGCATAACGATTCGCACCGCGTTTCACTCTTTTCCCACCGGCGCACCGCCGAAGCCCAGTACATGCAGAAGCCTCGAAGGTTTAACGCTGAAGGCGCGCTGTGGACAGAGGGGATGATAAGCGCGGCGCATGACCTGCAAATTTTTGCCGATAAGGTGCGTACGGTCATCGCCATTGACCCACAAGCAACAAATAGTGACGAAAGCGATGAAACGGGGATTATTGCTGCCAGTGCTTATGGCGCCGGAGATAAGAAGCAATTCTCGGTTGATGGCGATTACAGTGGTAAATATTCACCTGCTGGATGGGCCAAGAAAGCCATAGCGGCCTATGAGCAACACGAAGCTGACGCGATAGTCATTGAGACGAACCAGGGAGGAGACATGGCGGAGGAGACGCTCCGCAACGCCGGATTCAAAGGTCGAATCATCCGTGTACATGCCAGCAAAGGGAAATATGCGCGAGCCGAGCCAATCTCCGCACTATACGAACAGGGCCGCGTGGCAAACCATGGCAATCTATACGTATTAGAGAATCAGCTGATGGAGTACATCCCCGCAACCGCAAAGAAATCCCCTGACCGCCTCGACGCGATGGTTTACGCACTGACAGAACTGAACGGATCGCAACCTGTAGGAATGATGATTCCAAAAAGACTACAGGGCCGATAAGATGCGTATTCACTTAAATTTGCAAATGGATAGGCCATGAAAATTGAATTTGATGAAGTTGGTAAAGGTCAGGTAAGGGCAACTCTTACTCTGAAGCGCGTTCCTGGCGAATATGTACGTAGTTATGGAGTTTTCGCAGAGGATGAAGAAACAAGTGCAAAACAGTTACTCGCTTGGATGAAGGAAGAAGGCAAAGTTCCTGAAGATTTCGAGTAAATATACACAAAAAAACAAGGTCGCTCCGGCGGCCTTTTTTATTGCCTCAACTCCATCAACGGACAAACCATGACTGACAAATTAACTCTGGCCGTCAACCATGCGTTGAACGATGCGCGGATGGCCCGCGCCCGTATTGGACTGATGACGCCAACAATGGGGCTGGACAATAAGCGACATTCCGCATGGTGCGAATACGGCTTCCCTGAACAGATAACCTACGACAATCTATACGCTCTTTACCGCCGGGGCGGTATCGCTCATGGCGCGGTAGAGAAGTTGGTCGGCAAATGCTGGCAGACTAACCCGGAAATCATTGAGGGTGACGACAGCGACGAAAGCGAAGATGAAACCACCTGGGAGTCGAAATCTAAACAGGTCTTCACCAATCGTCTCTGGCGTTCGTTTGCTGAAGCAGATCGCCGGCGGCTTGTTGGTCGCTATGCTGGCATTCTTTTGCACATTCGTGATGACAAAGACTGGAATCTTCCGGCCACTAAAGGCCGAGGCCTTCAAAAGGTTACTATCGCCTGGGCAGGTTCTTTGACAGTCGGAGAGTGGGATACTGGCCTGAACTCTAAGACGTACGGCCAGCCGAAGATGTGGCAGTACACAGAGCGCCTGCCTAATGGCTCAAATCGCCGGGTTAACATCCATCCTGACCGCGTGTTTATCCTGGGTGATTACTCAGATGATGCGATCGGCTTCCTGGAGCCAGCCTATAACGCCTTTGTAAGTCTGGAAAAGGTAGAGGGCGGATCGGGTGAATCATTCCTGAAGAACGCCGCACGACAGCAGAACATCAACTTCGACAAAGAGGTTAACTTTGGTGACCTAGCGTCGATGTATGGCGTTTCGGTTGACGAGTTGCAGGAGCGCTATAACGACGCGGCCAGGGAGCTTAACCGCGGCAACGACACGTTGCTGATTACCCAGGGTGCCAGCGTTACATCGTTGGTTTCTCCGGTTTCCGATCCCTCGCCGACATACGACGTAAACCTACAGACCGCCGCCGCCGGAGTTGATATCCCGACGCGCATTCTGGTTGGTAATCAGCAGGCCGAGCGCTCCAGCACTGAAGACCAGAAATACTTTAATGCTCGTTGTCAGTCGCGTCGCGTAGACCTCGCTTTCGAGATAGAGGACTTCTGCGACAAGCTTATCGACCTGCAGATCGTCGACTCAGTAAGCCAGAAGGCTGTTATCTGGGATGACCTGAACGAACAGACCGGTACAGAGAAGCTCACCAACGCTAAGACCATGGGCGAGATTAACCAGACCATGCTGGGCGGCGGTGACGAGCCGGCATTTAGTCGTGAAGAGATTCGCACTGCTGCCGGTTATGACAATGACGACGAAGAGACATTAGGAGAAGAGGATGGCGACGAAGAAGACGAAGCCACCAATTCTACCGCGTAACTATCAGGATCCGACCGGGGCCGATGTGCTGGAACGCCGGGCAATGAAAGACTTCTCCAGGCGGGTGAATAAGATTGGCAAGGCGTACAAATCAGCACTCGACAAAATACCTTCCTCCCTCGCAGTAAACGCCAGATACGAATACCAGTTAAACCCGACGCTACTCTCCATCATCCTGAACGAAGCCAGTTACCTGGTGGATCAGGTGCTAATGGAAGGTAACGAGTACGACCTGTGGTTTTACGAGTACATCGATCTGGCTGCTGAGAAAGGTACGGGGCAGTCGTTCTACAACCTAAGCCAGCAATCCCCGGTGTATTCCGCCGCGCGGGAGTCACTGGCCTCCATCCTCGCAAGCGATCCGTACCAGCAACGCATGGCACTGGTGCATGCACGTGTGTTTGAGGAAATGAAGGGGCTGAGTGCTGAGGTTAAGCGCGACATGGCGCGAGTGCTGACGGATGGTGTTGGGCGAGGTCTTAATCCGCTGGATATTGCCCGCAACCTGACAGGCCAGACTGGCATTGAGAAACGCCGGGCGAACCGGATAGCGCGAACAGAAGTCACTACCTCACTGCGCCGGGCTAAGTGGGATGAGGATCAGGAGGCAAATGACCTTTACGGGCTGAAAACGCTACTGGTTCATATCTCCGCACTGTCGCCAACAACCCGTCATACCCACGCAGTGCGCCATGCTCACCTCTACACCAACGAAGAGGTGCGTGACTGGTACAGCAAGGATGGGAACTCCATCAACTGCAAATGCAGTCAGCAGTCGGTTCTGGTCAACGACGAAGGCGAACCGGAGTACCCGGACACCATCACCAAACTCAAACAGGAATATAAATCGATGCAGGCGCGCGGTTATGCCTGGGCGGAGAAATAAATATGACTATGCAGGTAAATATCACCACGAAGGTGAACAGCCAGTCCATCCGGCGCGAAACATACAACGGCCGCGAGCATCTGGTGCTGCCGAGTTACACGCTGCCGGCCAATGTCGTCATGAATGGCGGGTTGTACACGGAAGATGAAATCAACGCCCATTATCAGGGGCTGGAAGGCACCCTGGCGCCGCTGGGGCATCCACAGATTAACGGTCAGTTCGTATCAGCCTTCTCACCGGAAGGGATTAACGCAGGGCATATCGGGGCGTGGAACCGCAACGTTAAGAAGTCCGGTAATCGCATCTACCTCGAAAAGTGGGTTGATGTGGCCCGAGCCGGTGAGTCTGAAGGCGGAAAAGAGCTTCTTGAGCGTGTCGCTGCTATTGAGCGTGGTGATGACGTTCCGCCTATTCATACCAGCGTGGCGGCTTTCCTCGACCAGCTTGAGCCTAACGAACAGCAGCGAGCTACTGGAGCCGATTGGGTGGCGAAAATCCACAGCATGGACCATGACGCGGTTCTGCTGCACGAGGTGGGCGCAGCGACGCCAGAGCAGGGTGTTGGCCTGATGGTTAACGCAGACCTCGCGAAGCCAATGAGCGTCAATTCAGGCGCATTGGTGGGCGAATCCTACCGGGAGCGCGAACAGCGTCTCGACCGGGCGGCCAAAGCGAAGTTTGCAGCAGGGTCAGATGAATACGCCTGGGTGGCTGACTTTACTGACTCTCAGGCTGTGATCATCCGCAACGGCGGCAATGCAGAGGTTTTTGGTTACAAGTCTGAGGGTGGCGCTATCACCTTCGAAGATACAGGCACCGCTGTAGCGCGCCAGGAATCATGGGTGACTGTCGTCGCCAACAAATTCAAATCTCTTTTTACACCGCAGGAACAGCCTGCACCAAACCACAAAACGGAGGGCGACATGCCTTTAACCACTGAAGAGAAACAAGAGCTGATCAGCGAAATCGGTAAAGGCCTGGCCGCAAACTTCGCCGATGCCCTGAATCCGATTAAGGACGCGATCACTGGTCTGCAGGCTAACCAGGATAAGCTCGCTGAAACCCTGACCGCCAACTCCCGAGCCGAAGAAAAGGCAAAGCGTGAAGCGGTAGCCGCAAAGCATGGCGATGTCGTTGCTAACGCTCTGACAGGCGATGCTCTGGACGCGATGTTTAAGTCGCTGGGCGAAGCTGCGCCGCTGGGCACCAACAATGCACAGCAGCCGAAAGAAACCGGCGCACCTGCCGCTGACGAACACTTCAAATAAGGAGCCGGAATAATGCCACGTTATCGTCGCGTTAATATTGACGGTCAGTCACTGTACAAGACCGAAACCCGCACTACGGCTGCCGCACTGCTTCCTGGCACCGCTGCAACCATCAACTCATCAGATAAATTCGCTCAAGCCACTGCGCTTACCGGCCGCCTGTACATCATCGATGCCGGATATCACCAGGGCCTGACCATTACCGAAGCAATCCCGGCAGGTGACTCAGCTGTTGGTAACTACGTCGAGGAAGGTCGTGAGCTTGCACTGCGTTGCCTGCCTGGCGCGTACAAGAAAGACAGCCCGATCAAACTGGGTACTGCCGGTCAGTTCACCCTTGCCACTTCCGACACTGATTCTGTGATCGGCTATAGCCAGGATGAACACACCATTGCGGCAAGCACCACCGATTATATTCGCGTGCGTATGCGCGTTGGCACCGCAGCCGCCGCTAGCGCTTAACAAAAGGATAAACGCACATGTATTTCTCTAAAGACACTCTGGCGGCAAACTCCCGCCTCGGCGGCCACTGGAACGAATTGTGGGCCAACCGTAACATGTGGAACCGTCAACACGACGCAATCATTGCTGCCAACCGTGCTGATATGACTCCAGACATGCTGGCCTGTAACGCTGTTGGTGGTTTCTCCCGTGACTTCTGGGCTGAGATTGATCGCCAGGTCCTGCAACTGCGCGATCAGGAAATCGGTATGGAAATCGTGAACGACCTGATCGGCGTTCAGACTGTGCTTCCTGTCGGTAAAACAGCCAAGCTTTATAGCGTGGTTGGCGACATCGCCGATGACGTGTCAGTTAGTATCGATGGTCAGGCGCCGTTCTCCTTCGATCACACTGACTACGCCAGCGACGGCGACCCGATTCCGGTATTCACCGCGGGTTATGGTGTGAACTGGCGTCACGCCGCAGGGTTGAACTCTGTGGGGATTGACCTGGTGCTGGATTCGCAGATGGCGAAGATGCGCAAGTTCAACCAGAAGCGCGTTAACTACTACCTTAACGGTGATTCAAAAATTCAGGTGCAGTCCTACCCGGCGCAGGGCATCAAGAACCATCGCAACACCAAGAAGATTAACCTCGGATCTGGTGCAGGTGGCGCGAATATTGACCTCACCACGGCGGACATGACGTCGCTGTTTGCGTTCTTCGGTAAAGGTGCATTCGGTACTACCGCTCGCACGAACAAAGTCGCCGCATACGATGTGATGTGGGTTTCTCCGGAAATCTGGGCAAACCTGGCTCAACCGTATGTGGTAAACGGCGTTGTAAGCGGTACTGTATTGCAGGCGGTTCTGCCATTTGCACCGGTCAAAGAAATCCGCATGAGCTTTGCACTGAGCGGCAACGAGTTTATCGCGTACGTTCGCCGCCGCGACGTTATCTCTCCACTGGTAGGGATGGCTGTAGGCGTTGTGCCGCTGCCGCGCCCGCTGCCTAACGTTAACTACAACTTCCAGATCATGTCTGCTGAAGGCCTGCAAATTACCGCAGACGATCAGGGTCTGTCCGGGGTTGTCTACGGCGCTAACCTGGCGTAAGGAATCAGCATGGCTAAATACGAAGTTGTGCGCGCGTGGTTCGGCGTGAAGGTTGGTGATGTGGTCGAGCTGAAAGAACTTCACCCGGCGCTCAAGTCGAATGTACGCCTTATGCAAGGAGAGGCTGGCGGTGATCTCACTCCGGCAACTCCAGATGGCGGAACTGGTGAGAAATCTCGCAAAGAGGTTATCCAGCAGCGCCTGAATGAGTTGGGGATCGAGTTCAAGGGCAACCTTGGCTCTGAAAAGCTCTCTGAGTTGCTGCCGGAAGGTGAACTAGAAAAGCTTTTCCCTGCTGAATAACAGCCGCCGCTAAGGCGGTTTTTTTATGCCCTCTTCGGAGGGCTATCAGAGGCTCGCATGATCACCACAGAACAGGCCAGGGAATATCTGAAGTCAGTAGGTATCACGCTGCCTGATTTCATCTTAGAGGCGCTTGTAGAGCAGGCCAACAGCATTCAGGAGTGCCTTGATGCGCATTACTCACCTGCTACCGCGCTGCTGATCCAGTCCTACCTGCTGGGCATGATGGCTCTGGGGCAGAGTGACAAGTACGTATCCAGCCACACCGCGCCAAGTGGGGCGTCAGAATCATTCCGCTATCAGACATTTTCGGATCGCTGGAAAGGGGCGTTGAATCTGCTCCGCGGTCTGGATAAATACGGCTGCGCTACTGCTCTTATTCCTGCCGACCCGAGCGCAGCGCCAGCATTCGCTGGAATCTGGATCGGGAAGGGTGGCTGCATGTGCGGAGATAAGTAATGACGTACAAATCAGTTAAGCACGGCCTACCGCGCTCATTCACCCGCGTCTGGGTGATGACCGACACCGGGCGGGAGACTACAGGCTACGTTAAATCTGATGGGGAGTGGCACATCAACTGTGAGCGCATCCGGGCGACAGGCGCGAAGGTACTGCGCTGGAAGGAGGGCTGATGTCATCGGTAGCGAACTGGTCCTACACCGCCGCAGCGACCATCTGGCGCAAGCTGGAAGGTAATGACGAATACGGTGATCCGCTGGGCTATGCCGAACCTGAGCAAATCCTCTGTGATTACGAGGGCGGGCTGAGTAAGAAGTTAGCCAGCCTTGGCGCTGAAATCGTCGTGAAGAACACCGTATGGACAGAGTTTATGCTGGCGGCCGCCGGTGATTACCTGCTGATTGGCGTTTCTACCGAAGCCGACCCGATTGTCGCCGGTGCCGATGAAGTGCGGCAGGTTATCCGCTACGCCGACACGTTCGAGCGAGTGGCGGATGACTATGCAATTTTGACTGGAGTATAGCCATGGGCATCAAAGTGAGTGGCATCAGCCTGGCGCAGAAAAACCTTAATGCCCTTATCGGTGATATTCAGGGGCGAAAGGTCGTAAGGGCTGTGCAATCAGCGCTGATAATCGGTAGCTCTCAGGCCGCGCTGTATACGCCAATAGACACGTCAACGCTGCTGAACAGCCAGTTTCTCGACATAACCGTGAACGGCAATCGTGTGACTGGTCGTGTGGGATACTCCGCTAATTACGCGATGTATGTTCACGATCCAAATGTGCAGCAGACCTTCCGCCGGGCCACCGCGCGGAAAGAGTTCCTGACCAAAGGCTTTGAGGACACCCGCAGGCAAATCGACGCGGTGATCGCCAAGGAGATGTCGCTATGACGCCCATGATGCACGAGAGAGTGCGCAATCTGTTCGGTGACGCTGGCCTGACGGATGGCTTCACGGTGCAGCAGCTGATGTATGACGACCCGGGCAACCTGTCTAAGGCAGTTATGGTATTCAGGCCAAACGGCGGCACAAACATCCGCACCGACCTTGGCTCTGAGTATCACGTCCTGGTCGATGTCGTCGGCGCGAAGGATAAACGCAAAGACGCACTCAATGCTGTGCAGCGGATCGTCGATTATGTCCAGGCCAATCCCATGACTGACGATTGCGTTGGCTACATCCAGAACATGGGCGCAATTCCCGCGCCAGTGCTGACAGAAGAAGGGCGAATAGTCTTCCGACTCCAGTTCGCCTGCACATACGGCGAATAGCCATCCCAACTAAATAACCCGCTCCGGCGGGTTTTCTTTTTTACGTCAAAGAGGAGTTTCAAATGGCTAACTGCCCTAACTCGAACGAGCGCCTTTTCGGCGGCGCGGTCGTGCTGGAAGTCGCCGATGGCTGCCCGGATGTCAAACCGCTTGAATCTGAGTGGATGGCGCTGGCCGCTGGTACGTCTAAGGGTTTCGACTTCAACCCGAACTCGGTTACCTCTGATGCGGACGACGGCGGCGGCTATGTCGAGACCATCATCACTAACAGTGACTTCACTCTGAGTTTTGAAGGAGAGGTGCGCAAGAAGGATAAGCTGGATCAGTACGGTGTCGGAAAGTTCATCAAGTACTTTGCTGACGAACTGAAGGCGAAACGACAGCCTGGCATCTGGGTGCGCATGGACTACGGCCCGGTCGAATTCATCGGTTACATGAACATCAATGCACTGAGTTCAGACGGCGGAACTAACGACATTGTCACGTTCTCCACAGAGTTTAAAGTCGGTGATGCCAGTACCATCGAAGTTAACGAAGTGACGGCGGTGGCGGTAACCGGCGTAACGGTGACACCGGCTACCAGCACTGGCGCGGCAGGCGGTACCAGCACCTTCACGGTGAATATCGCACCAACCGGCGCTACCAACAAAGACTTCACAGTCGCATCAACCGATCCAACCAAAGCCACTGCTACTGCTTCCGGCACTACCGTCACGGTGAATCGCGTCGCCACCGGCAGTGCGCAGATCATCATCAACACCGAAGACGGTAACTTTGTGGCCGTACATACAGTTACCGTTACCTAACGGACATTCCAAAGGGTGGCCGCGGCTGCCCTTGATAATGATCGTTACCCAGGAAGGAAAATGACTGCACTAATCGACATCGGAGAGGTGGTTATAAGCGATTCCCGCTCAGGCGGGAAAGACTACCTTCTTAGGCCATCCTTCGAAGCTATGAACCGTATTGGTACGCCAGCAGAGATTGTTCAGGTCTATGCCACTATCCATGGCGAAGAGGTTTCCAGGCTCATAGATGCTTGCACCGCTGTGCAGGGGGGGGCTCAGGAATGGCTCTCACCTTCGTTTAATCGCGTCACTGAGAGGCTGCTGTCAACGTGCATGCATGTCCTGCAGGCGTGTAGTGAAGAAGACCTGGCGCCGGTGATCGGCGAATGGAAGGGCTGGAGTCGATATGTGGTTTATCGCCCCGGAGAGATGCCCAAAAGCGACATCATCATACTGGCCCAAAGCCTTATGCAACACGGCATAGTAGGAAAGGCGAAAGTTCGAAAGCTGCAGCGTCATGAGAGCGGTGAAACCACTAACGAGTTCAGAGCGGTGGATTACATCGTCGCAGCGCAAACGCACTTTGCTATAAGCGAGGAAGAGGCTTCCCGCCTGACTATGACCAAGTTCCAGATGCTGCTTGCCGCGAAGTATCCAGATCAGAAAGGCTTCACCCGAGAAGAGTATGACAGCGTGGCTGATGACTTCCTGGCGAGGCAGGCGGCGAGAAGATCGGCGGTGAATCAGAAGTAATCGCCATTTAATTCGAACGCATACTGAGATCAATAAATCAGCAGCTGCCGTTGCGTCTGTGCTATTCCTGGGTAGGATGTTTCCACTTTTACCGATGGGGATAAGGATATGAAGCGATTGATAATCGTAAGCATTGCAGCGCTATCGCTGGCAGGTTGTGGTAAGCCACCCCCAACAGAAGATGAGGCATTCCAGCTTGCGAAGAAAGAAATGTCTATGGCTCTGTGCGGCGATAAGAATGCAAGCTGTTTCTCTGTTGAAGGTGGTAGCGCAAAGGTTTCAGAGAGGAAAAGCGACAATACCTATAATGCTTCGACGACCTTTAGGGCCATTAAGGGAAGTGGAAAGAGCTTGGACTACAGTCGTGGTCTCGTTACATTTCAGATCGATGCAGAGACGAATGCTGTTTATGTCCAGTCCATAGAGGCCTGGTCAGAGGATGGAAAAAAATCCATATCGCTCTGTGGTCGTGATTATAAGTTCTGTGCCAAGTGAATAAATAATGAACCATAACCCGCTCCGGCGGGTTTTTTTATGCTCGGAGATAGTATGGCCAGTGAGGAGCAGGTAGGAAATATTGTCTATCAGGTACAGATGGATGTTGCCAACCTTATTGAGTCGCAAAGGAAAGTAAACGAGCGGCTCGAGAAAATGAATAGTGGAGCATCAAAAGCCGCCAGTAAGTTTGAAGAGCTTCAAACCAGCATAAGTAGGGTTGCTGGCGCGATTGCAGCGTCTATTGTGGTTGAGTGGGGTAGGTCGTTTCTTGTCGCTGCCGACAATATGAGTCAGCTGAACGCTCGTATTGAGAGACTTACAGGTAGCGCCGCCACAGCATCACAGACGATGCAAAGCCTGATAAATATCAGCTCTACAACAGGTGGTTCCCTTCAAGAAACAGCTAAGCTGTGGGAGACGTTAAGCACTGCTTTGCGCAGCACTGGAGCTACTAATGGACAAATACTCCAACTTACCGAAACTCTTCAGAAAATAGGGAGGATCGGAGGGACTTCCGCCGAGGAAATGGCAAACGCTCTCCGCCAATTCGGTCAGTCGATTTCCTCTGGCGTTGTCCGTGCTGAAGAGTTCAACTCTATACTTGAGCAGATGCCAGAACTGGCAAGGCAGATGGCAGCAGGCCTGGGCATTAGCATTGGCGAGCTTCGCCAGTTGATGCTGGATGGTAAACTTACCGCGCAGGATGCACTCAACGCCATACAGAAACAGACCGGTGTTGTGAACACCGAGTTTGCGAAACTACCACGCACTCTGTCTCAGGCTAACGCTTCACTGACAAATTCATTTTTATCAATGGTGGACTCTGTCAATCAGACTACGGGCGCGAGCGCGGCCATGGTTGCAGTGATTGATTCCATCTCTTCAGCGCTGGACAGGCTTGCCGGGAAAACTGCATCGGCAGCCGCCCAAATCTCTGATCTGAACAGCACTGCGGAGATGTTTGAACGACGCGCCCGAACTTATTCTTGGCTTGGCCTTGATGGGTGGGAGGCGCAAAGTAAAGCTCTTGTCGGGCTTAGCAACAAGGCTGCCATGCTGGTTGGCGATCTGGATGCTGTTAAGAAAGCCTCCAACATAGCAGCAAATACAAAGCCAATTGAGATAAAGGCTGTCGCCGCTGCCAGTAACGGAAAAACGAAAAAGACACAAGCAGAAAAAGCCGCTGAAACATATGCAAAAGCTCAGGAATCAGTTAACGAAAAGCTGGATGAGTTAAAGCAGAAGGCTGAGCTTTCTGCAGATAGTGTCGAAGGACTCTCACGGGCACATGCCATCCTGAATGCTGAGCAGTCCCTCGGCAATTCCGCAACCAAAGACCAAATAAAGCTCGCAGGAGAGTATGCCGCCAGAATATGGGACACAACAAACGCCTTGAAAATGCGTCAGCAGGCGGAGCAGGCCTCCCGTTTCATCAATCAGGAAGTCTCTGCCTCCAGGGTGCAGCGTGATCCATATACGGGCGAGGCGCAGGACCCCGCAGCGCAGGTCAACGAAGAAGAGCAGCGCAAGCTTGAAGCTCTGACTAAATACCAGCAGATGGGTGTAATAAACGCCCAGCAATTCGAAGACGGAAAAACAGCCATCGCAAGGCAGGCTTCAAATGACCGCATCAGCATTGCCCAGCAGGAGGCTAAGCGTCAGGTTGACGTGATGAACATGCTGCTTGGCGGGATCGGAGAGGGCTTCTCAGGTCTGGCGGAAATCGTGTCCAAAAGCGCTGGCGAGAGTAATGCTGCGTATAAAACGTTGTTCGCCATCAGCAAAGCCTTTGCCGTAGCGCAATCCACACTGAACCTACAACTTGCACTTTCAAATGCCATGGCATCCGGGCCTTTCCCCTGGAACATGGCGGCAATGGCGCAGGTAGCCGCAGCCGGTGGACAGGTGATCTCTTCTATCGGCGCAATGTCATATGGCGGCGGGCGCGAACACGGTGGCCCGGTATCGGCCAACTCCATGTACCGCGTAGGCGAGGGCGGAAAGCCTGAAATTTTCAAAGCCAGCAATGGCAGCCAGTACATGATCCCAGGCGATAACGGTCGCGTCATCAGTAACCGAGATATTGGCGGGGGTAGCGGGGCGTTCAATTACAGCCCGATCATTCAGGTCAACGGTGATCCGACAGAGCAGACGCTTGCCATGCTTGAAGCGGCGGTTAAGCGCGGGGCGCAGCAGGGCTATGCCATGGCCGTCAGCGATGTCGCCAGCGGCAAAGGTAAGCTTTCCAACGCGCTGACCAATAACTTCAACACCAGTCAACGCCTCACATAAGGAGTTACCATGGGGATCAGCAGTACCATTGATTTCCCGCACCAGTATCTGCCGATGCCCCAGCGTTCCGGGCATGGATTCACCCCCGTCAGCCCACTCCAGCGCTCCACTATGACATCAGGCCGTACGCGGCAGCGTCGCAAATACACGTCAGTTCCGACTGAGGCGGGTGTGTCGTGGGTGTTTAATGATGCCCAAGCTCAACTGTTCGAGGTGTGGTTCAGGGATGCGATCACGGACGGCGCTGCGTGGTTCAATATGCGCATGCGTACGCCGATGGGTGTCGGCGACTACGTGTGCCGCTTTAAGGACATCTACGACGGGCCGGTGCTGTACGGGTTAGGGTTCTGGAAATTCACGGCAACTCTTGAGTTGTGGGAGCGTCCAATCCTGCCGCCTGGCTGGGGCAACTTCCCTGAGTTTATTGTCGGGCAGAGCATTATCGATTACGCGCTTAACAAGGAGTGGCCGGAAGCATGACCAGTCCAATCCTGAACAGGCTATACGCCAGCGGCGGCAGTGAAATCCTTTTTAACACGCTGCAGATCACCGTCGGCGGACAGAATTACTGGCTGGTTGAAAACTTCGAGGATATTACAGCGGTTACAGAGGTGGGAACGACAGTAACATTCCAGGCGGCTGCCATGGTCGTCGCGCTACCAGCCAGAAACAAAGATGGTACGCAAGATCTGCAGTTCGCCATCAGCAACATAGACGGCATCGTGTCCACTGCAATACGGAACGCCCTTGCTAACCTGAATAACGGCACGCTGATAATGCGACAGTACGTATCAACCGACCTTAGTTATCCGGCGTCACCCCCCATAGTCCTGCAGATTAAGGACGGGTACTGGAAGGCGACCGAGGTACAAATCACTGCCGGGTTCCTGAATATCCTGAAAACCGCGTGGCCACGCTACCGCTACACGCTGCCGGACTTCCCGGGCCTCCGTTACCTCCAGTAGGAAATCACCATGTTCAATCCTGATAAATACCGTTCTGTCGAGTGGCAGAAGGGCGGCCGCGTTTACCCTGATCTGGACTGCTTTGGCATCGTAAATGAAATCAGGCGCGACCTTGGCCTGACACCGTGGCCTGATTTCTCCGGGGTCACGAAGGATGATAACGGTCTTGATCGGGAGGCGCGCGGGCTGATGGCTGACCTGCAGCGTTGCGACCCTGCGCCGGGCGCTGGCATTGCCTGTTATTCAGGTTCAGTGGTGACGCACGTTGCCATCGTGGTCGAGATTGACGGCCAGTTGTGCGCTGCTGAGTGCAATCCCCGCACTAATGTGACCTTCCTGCCGCTGGCGCGGTTTGCGCGCCGCTTTGTCCGCGTGGAGTATTATCAGTGACGATACGAATTTACCCCTCCCGACTGCAGGGAGAGCCGCTTGAAAAGCACGAACACGAGACCATGACTCTCAGCGCCTGGTTTGCGCAGAACGTGCAGGGCTGGACGCCGGATCAGCAGCATCCGGTCGCGGTTGAAATCGACGGCGTACCCGTTCAGCCAGCAGAATGGCCGCTGTGCGTCATCAAACGTGAAACCGACGTCAGGATGTTCCCTGTGCCATACGGTACCGGCGCAGAAATCGCGATTTGGGTTGCGGTCAGCGTAGCTGTCGCTTCTGCGGCATACAGCATCTACATGATGAGTACCATGTCTCAGCCCGGCGGCAGTGGTGCCCAGGCGGCGAGTGGCGATCAGATTGACCTCAATCCGGCCAAAGCGAACGCAGCGAAACTGGGTGACCCCATCCGTGAAATATTTGGGAAATATCGCGTCTGGCCTGATTACGTCGTGCAGCCGGTAAGCCGGTTCGTGAACGAGACCAGCATGGAAACCAGCATGTTCCTGTGCGTGGGTGTCGGCGACATGGTGATTAACCAGTCCGACATTAAGATAGGTAATACGCCGATCTCAGCGTTCGGTACCGACGTGCGCTATACCCTCTACCCGCCGGGTGCCACGTTATCCGGTGACGCTCGCAGCGAAAACTGGTTCAACTCACCAGAGGTGGGGAATACAGGTTCCGGTACTGCCGGTCTGGATCTGGGTTCAAGCGGCCCGGAAACAGTGAGTATCATCGCGGATGCGCTAGTCGTGTCGGGCAACACCATCACCCTGGTTGACGTATCGGCATCCGGCGGGGATGAGGAAATTCCTCCTTCATGGACCGTCGGGACGGTGATCACCGTGCTGGCTCCCAACTCTTATACGGTCGTGTCCTCCGGCGGTTACAGCGTGATTTATGGCGGGATAGAGGAGCTGGCCCCGTCTGTCGGCATGCCGGTGACGCTGAACTATAATGGCAACGACTACGACCTGGTGATCGCCAGCTATGCCCCGGGCGTTCCGGCGGTACCGGGTGTGGGTGGCAGTGCTGCAACCATAACCGCCAGCGCCGCGCCGACGACTTACGATTTCAGCACCACACCTGTGACGTTCAGCATCAGCTGGCAGGGAACGACCTATCCTGTTTCACTGGTTACCAACTACATCACCATGTCGGGTCTGGTTTCCTCGATCACCTCGCAGCTCTCAGGCTCGGGACTGGTCGCGCGCGATAACAGTGGGCGTCTCGAAATCGGTGAGTCCAGCAGCCCCTTTGCTGGCGGGTCCATCACCAACAGTCCGCTACCAGCTGCTGCGTTTGGTGATGCGCCAGTCAATACGGCGGGCGTGAAATCAACGGGCGGTACGGCGGAAGTCAGGGCGCACATTACTCTGGCCTACAATAGCGCCGTCGGAACTCCGTTCATCGGACTACCGGAGGGTATTCAGCGCTTCTCGCTGGGGTTGGCTGGCAATCAGTTCAGGATCACCCATGTTGACAGCCAGACTGTCACGGTTGAACGGGTAACGGTCACCACAGGTGCGACAGGTGAGAATATCACCACTCCTGACCCGTCGTGGCCTGGCTTCACAGAGCGCACGCTACTGGATGCCACCGTGACGGGTGTCAGCGATGACTATGAGTGGGTAGGACCTTTCCTGGCCTGCCCGGATGGCGAGACGCTTGACGCATTCGAGGTTAATATCAACTTCCAGAGTGGTCTGGTGCGTTACACCGATAAAGGAAACAAGCGTTCCATGCCGGTACGACTGGTGATCCAGTATCGCAAGGTGGGCACCACCACCTGGCAGCAGCAGTCACCTTTCTACTCCCGCAGCACCGAAAACCAGATCGGGTTTACGCACCGCTACAATGTCTCTCCCGGGCAGTATGAGATCCGCATGCGCCGCACCGAGCCGGTCAAGGGGGGAAGCACGCGCGACCAGGTATTCTGGCAGGCGCTGCGCTCACGGTTGAGCAAACGGCCCGCGAAGTACGACGGCGTCACCACCATGGCCCTGACCGTGCGCACAGGGAACCGACTGGCCGCAATGTCCGATCGCCGGATAAGCGTCACGCCAACCCGGCTCTACACCAGCGGCAGAGCGGCACGTAGCATCAGCGGCGCGCTTTACCACGTACTGGAGTCGCTGGGGTTCACGGCCAGCCAGATTGACACAGCGGCCATTAACGCGCTGGAGCAGACTTACTGGACGCCCCGCGGTGAGAAGTTCGACTGGGCCAGCGGTGAGAGCAAGTCAGCACTCGAGGTGCTTCAGAAAATCACCAACGCCGGGATGGGGTATTTCCTGCTCTCTGACGGTCTCGCATCTGCCGGCAGGGAAGGGATTAAACCCTGGGTCGGCATGATAACCCCGCAGGAAACCACCGAGGAACTGCAGACCGCGTTTAAGGCCCCGTCGCAGGACGATTACGACGGCGTGGACGTGACCTACATCAATGGCACCACCTGGGCAGAGGAAACCGTGCAGTGTCGTCTCTCTGGCAACCCCACTCCGGTGAAAATTGAGAGCTACACGCTGGACGGCGTTCTGGATGAGGACCGCGCTTACCGCATCGGCATGCGCCGGTTGCTGGGCTACCAGCTGCAGCGCCTGCAGCACACTACTTCAACCGAGATGGACGCGCTCTGCTACGAGTTCATGGACCGCATTGTAATGGCCGACGATATCCCCGGAGGTCAGCAGCTGAGCTGCCTGATTACCGATATGAAGTATGACAGCAGCAAAATCACCCTGACACTCAGTGAGTCGCCGGACTGGTCGTTCCAGAACCCGCGCGTGATTATCCGTCACCAGGACGGCCGTGCGTCGGCAATGGTAGTGCCGACACGCATTGGCGATTACACCCTCTCGGTGCCTTACAGCGCAGCGCTGGAGCCGGAATTGTGGACGATGAACGATCCATACATTGAGCCGCCGCGCCTTCTCTTCTGTTCATCAGTACGTGTCCCGTATGACGCACTGGTCGGAGAGATTACGCCGGGCAACGATGGGATCAGCCAAGTGACCGCCATTCAGTACCACCCGGGCAAGTATGCCTATGACGACGCCACTTATCCCGGCGACGCCGCTTAACAGAAACTCATAATTATCTGACCCGCTTCGGCGGGTTTTTTTATGCCCGGAGCGAGCATGACCACATACGCCACGAATAACCCGATAGGGTCCATGGATCCGAAGGACCTTTTCGATAATGCCCAGAATATGGACTTCGCTTTAAATGATGTAACCAAGGCAATCTGGCAGGATAGATTTGGAAGAAGCCGAAAAACATTCTGGGGAATGGAGCAAAGCGCGATAGCGCAGTTATTACTTCAGGAACAGCGATTCGATCTGTTTATTGAAAGCTCTGGTTATAAAGTTATCGGGGATTACAGCGCCGGTCCTCTGACAGTTAATGAATATAATCAGCTGATTCGCTATGAAGATGAGTTATGGAAACTTACTTCGGCGACAGATCTTCCATTCACGACAACAGGTAATGACGCAGCGTCCTGGGTTTATGATTCCCTGCACTTCGTTAGCGTGGGCGATGCGGCGTTAAGACAGCAAATAGCAGATCCTGACGGCGCAACAAAAAATCCGGAATTGCAGATGGCGCGCTGGCGTGACGATGGTGACATCCGCGGTTGGGGTGCAAAGCCCGGGGAGGCTAATGCAGCTATAACTACTGCAGCAATCAATGCTACTTATGCTGCTCGCGCGGGTAAAAAAGTAGTCATCCCTCCTAATGAGGATGGGTGGTATTTGAATGCTACGATAAACGCTGGGTACTCGAATACAACCACGCACGCTTACGGCGCTAAAATATTTTCAACATTTGATGGGTTGATGTTTGATTTTAATCCTTCAGCAAATCCATCGAGCATCGAACTTAATAGTAAATCGTATATAAACTGGTTTGGTGGTGAGTTTCAGTGCATAGCTAATAACCCCGTCAATGCAATTTGTTTTAGAGCATATGGCACTCGTCAAGTTCATATTGAAAACTGCATTTTTGGGAGCAGTGTCAAAAAAACACTTAACGTAGGTATACAAATTGCTGGACTAGGTGGGCATTCAATCAACAAAAACCGCTTCCTGCTGGTTGATATTTGTATTGATGGTCCAGTATGGGCTACATCTTCAACGGATGTATCAGGCCCAATAACCACAACTAGCTTTATTTGCAATAACTTTACGCTTACAACCGGTCAGAAAGCATTTTATATCAGAGGCGGGTGGAATAGATGGATAATACAGGGCGGTTTCGTAAATGGTTCAAATGTACCTGTTTTCCACTTTACAAATTATGCTGACTGCAAAGGGCTAAATATTATTGGTGTAGGATTTGAACAGGCGGTAGCAGGTGGAAAGTTTCTTTATTTACAGGATACTTCTGGCATATCTGCTTCTTCAATAAATGTAAATGGAGGTTCATTTAATGGCGATCCCGTTGGCGGTGGTCATAGTGCGATAGATCTTGAGCGATGCATAAACGTCTACATAGGAGGTGGGACGAGAATTGAAGGGTCAATAGCTCGTAATAATTATGCCATTAAATGTGACGTTAACTGCCAAGATGTGGTTATTGATTCGACCTGTCGAATTCCAGACCCTGGCATTAGCTTAGCAATGCCACGTATTCACGCCACTGTAGGTAAAGTTTTCCAGCGTATTTCTGACCTTGTGCTTAACGGGTATAACGGTGATTCAAAATCCAGTGGCACGGTCACGCTCGACATGAAAACGTTACTTGGAACAAATTACCCCAAACAGATTGCCCCTCTGGCATACGACCTTACCGTGCAGGCTCGCGATTCAGGAAGTGCTGGCAGCTCCACCACTCAATTGGAAATAATGCGAAGCCTGACGGGGGCGGCAACATTCAGAAATATTATCAATCTGCAGGGCCTCCCTAATGACCAGAGGGCTGGGAGGAGCATTCACGTTAATGCAGAAACGGATGGTTCTATCGCTATGCAATTCAGTGCCTCAGGCGCAGGGACGCTTGATGTGTGGGTCTATGTGACAGCCATCTATAACTGAGGATTCAGTCATGGATATGACGCCACTTATGCATGCTGGAGCAGCGGCGCTAATGCAGCTCGTTATTGGACGCATGACAGGAGACTGGATGGTGGGTGGCGTAATTGGCTGCATGTGGTTCATCGCCCGGGAGCATGCCCAGGCGGAATATCGCTGGATCGCACAGTTCGGCGCAGGGAAGCGCGCCAATATGCCGTGGTGGGGAGGGTTCGACTGGCGAGCGTGGAATCTTCCCAGCCTGCTCGACTGGCTGGTTCCGGTGTTGGCCTGCAGTGCCGTATATTTTGTCTCCACCATCTGACTTCTGTAGTCGGTATTGATAGGCCTCACCTCATTGATCTGCACACACTTTAAAACTACTGTATATAAAAACAGTATAAAGGAGTGCAGATCATGCCCCGCCGTCACGACATTCACGCCGCATTTGTGGCCGCAATACAGCTAAACCCCAAGGGCTACCGGTGCTTACGCACAGAAGACTTCATCCGCGAGTTGGCAAAGGTCCATTGGCTTTTCAGCCGGGCTGACGCCAACGAGTGGATAGAGCGCTACCAGCCCGACTTCACCGACAAGACAACTGACGGAACCGATAATCACTACTGGATCCTGCGCAACATGGGGAGGGTTCACTGATGGGATTTCCTTCACCGGCTGCTGATTACGTGTCTCAGAGGATGACCCCGGAGCTTATCTGCGGCGTCGGCATCGATACCCGTATTCTGGAAACGTCATCAGAGTTCGCATTAATCGAACCGGTCACCCGGTTAGTGCAGGGTCAGGTGCTGCTCATTCTCATCGGTGGGCGGACTCAATTTGCTAAGTTCATGGGTAAAGCATTAATCACGGATGATGGTGAAGCGATAGAGGGGGAGGCTGCGGAAGAGGTCGAAGTGATGGGGCGCGTGACGTTCTTTATCAATAGTGCGATCGAAGACGTCAGGGTGGTGTGATGGGGCATGGATGGGGCATAAAGTCACCGCGAAACGACGTTAGTTCATTGCACATGACAAATCGTATCGCGGCAACATAGCAGAAGTTACCGCACATCAATCCAACATCAAGCCACTTCGTTAAAAGACTTAATAGTCTCCAGATGAATCATGATTGAAGTGATATTGATATGCTAAATCAGATAGTTAAGGTTATGCGGTTTTTCTATGGGGCA